CATATGTATTCATCTGTCTCGCTGTTATGTGTGTAGCAAAGCCATATTTTGTTATGACTACTATCCGTCTCTATGTCCAGTGTAAGTACCATTATAACTTCTCAAGTTCAATCTCCACTAGTTTAGCGTACCCACCAACATCATGCCAGCTATCAGCATAGAAGGGGTCACCGTTAGATATACGTGCTAGTTTGTTACAGATTAAATCTAAACTCTCTTGCATGTACGGCTCCATTATAACCCAACTAGGCGCTGTACGCAACACATTCTTTAACAATTGTGATGTTTCTGCCACCTCTTTATACTCACCATAGCGCTTACCGCGTGTCTCTAATGTTTCTTGTATGTTATTCATCTGTTCCACATCTCTTTCATTTTAAGTTCATGCTCTGCTAACTCTCGCTTGCGTTCCTCTTCATCTATCCGTATGTCGAATATCTTGTCAGCTAACAACGCCCTCTCTAGCTGTGTTAGTGGCGGATATCGTGTGTTATCACTCATGTTCGTACATCGCTCTAACTAAGTGGTAGAACTTAATTAACTCTTTGTCATACTTACAAGCCCAGTCCACTACCTCACCCTCCGGCTTGTAACTCTCATCCTGCCACATACAAAACCCAGCCTCTTCAGCAAGGTCTTTAATCTCCTCTGTGAATTCGCAGTCATAGTCAGGCTCTAGTTTCTTAGCTTCACCAATCCCCGCCTGAATAGCAGTGAGGATTCCTAACCGCGTCAAGGCCGCTAGTGCCTCTGGTGGAAAGTCAAACTGGTAGACAGCACTGCCATCTTCGTTCTCACGTAATAGGGTTACGTTGCCCGTTCCTTCATCATTCATCTATATCTCCTCCAAAATAATCAATAATAAGATTAATAGCATTTATTCGTTTTTTAATTTCTATAATGTCTTTTTTCTTGTCTAGATCAAAGATGGCGCCCCCTTCGTTTTGTTTTCTATGAGATAAAGAATGCTGTAAGTTTTCTAATATCTCCTGTAAGTTGGAAACAGTAATCTTATCTGCATCATCATCACATATTGTTACTCTAAAGTCCATAAGTCACCTTCTCTTTTGCACCAGACAGCTTTGCCATCTTTGTTAATAAATCATTCAACGGCTCCAACATCATAGCCCTACAACAGCTAAGTGTAATGGGGCTGAATTCAGTACCGCTATCACTCTCTTCCACTCTGTTCAAATACTTATCAAAGAGTTCTTTAACAAGACCTTGCAGTATTAAAGCATTCTTTTCATTACGCATCTCAGCGCCTATTTGCTCATAGTCCATCACCACGCACTCTTGTGTGTTTCCGGCGGTGCACCTTTATACACATCTTTGACGGAAACGTGGTTTTCACTCATTTGTTCTTCTCCATCTTGAAGAAATTCATCTTGCTCATCGGTAGACATCTGAGCAAAGGTCTGAAAGTGATTCTCACCGCAACAGTGAAACTTCACCTTCTCACACCCGCAGTAACAGCAATACTGCGTGTCGTCTGCTAATAGTTCTTCTCGTGTCAAAATAAAGCCTCCTCTGTGCACTCAATTAACAAACCCATCCTGATTTGCCTAGCCCTATTGATAACCCATAAAGGGCGAGCACCAAAAGGGTTTAAGCATTTACCAGTCTTCGAGCAATAGCCATACTTTTCTAATTTCATAACATACCCTTAACTAAAATAAGTTAACCACTGTACGCAGGTAGGCGCGATGTCGTATAGGTAGCTACTATCTACACACTCTACCTGCACCCAGTCCAACGCTGTTTCTGATGCATAGTAGCACCCTATAACAGTGTCGCCTATCGCTTCAGTAATTATCATAGTGGTTCATCCGATAACAATGTTGTTTCACTCAGTATACCATTCTTTTGGTCATATAGCAAGCCAAATTTCATACCTGTCGCACGCCCTGTAAACCTATCCTTAAGCACCCTGAACGTTGTTGTCTGCCTCTTTATAGGGTCTTCCTCCTGCTTGTTACGTTCTAAGCCAAACATGTAATGACTCCAACGTGCAATCGACCTACTACCTGTAAAATGCTTCTCCATTACCCGACCCCCTTCTTCGTGGGGCTTACCGTCAGGCGTGGTTAAGTGACTAATGAAGTGAATGATAACACCCAGCTCCTGCGCCAACCCTGCCATATCCGCCATGATACCGTCTAGTGCCCTACGCTCGTCCTGTTCGTTCGCTGACAAGGCTGTTAGGTGGTCTAAATAGATATGCTCGATGTCATATGCCTTGTTAAAGTATTTGATGATGCCCTTGATGGTCTTCCAATCCATCGTGCCAAAGTGCTCCATCATGTACAACTGATCTCGTTCCTCTAATGTATCAATCGATTTAACATACTGATCTCTAGTCCACGCACCATCTGGTATGTGATACAGCTTCTTGTCCAGCTTACCCATCACACGTTGCGCGGTTTCGACCACGTTCTGCTCTAAATAGATAACACCTACCTTCAACCCTAACACATCAATGTCATATGCTATTTGCTGTGTGAAGATATCAGTCTTACCAACCCCGACACCAGCACCGAAGCCAAACAGCTCACCCTTACGCCGCCCATACGTCAACTCAGTCAATGTAGGAAAGCACCACGGCACACCGGCTATAGGAGGCATCAGGAGGCGATCGCGAATGTCCGCCATTGTAACGATACCTTCAGGCTTGTAACGCTCACTCTCGTACCACGCTGCAACAAAGTCAGCCTCCCGCCTTCCAACCAACCAATCGCACGCATCTTTGAACCCGTTGCCATGCTTCATTACACGTGCTTTACTTCCGAATAACTCAGCCACCTCCGCTGCCGCTTTCCGACCTGCCTCATCCGCATCGAAGCTAATCACTACCGTCTCAAATGAATCTAACCATTTGAAATGTTGTTTGCAATCTGACAGTGCGCTTTGCGCTCCGGTTCGAACTGACACAACTGGCGTATTAAGCATTTGGTATGCTGCCATCGCATCAAACTCTCCTTCAGTGATTGTAATTACTTTGCCTTCTTTAGAAAATAACTGCTGACCAAATAAAAGAACACTTTCTTTCTCACCTTCAAACCACATCTTCTTCTCAGGTGTCCTTATCTTCTGTGCCGCCACATCTCCATCCAAGTTGTAGTAAGGGTAGATAGTCAAAGTACTTGTTTGAGTAACATTATACTTATCTGCCGTAGCTAACGATAACCTTCTATCCTTAAAACCCCCTACAAAGGCATCAGGACGCTCCTTGTGGGGCTTGGCTACCTTAGTTGAGGGGGTAGGTAGGGTAACGCTGTTTAAATCGTTAGAAGGCCTCGCATAGGCTCCGCATTTAAAGCACTTGGTCGAGCCATCTAAGTTAACTGCAAGGGCATCACTGCTATTGCACGCCTCACAGGGTTGATGTATCTTGTCGTAATTCATAACCTATGCCTCATAGTTGTCTGTTAAAACCTGCATGGCCTCTAGCTCAGTGATCGTTAAAGACCTAGCTTGCTTGCCGGTAGCGTAGAGCTCGACTAGGAAGTCCCCAAAACCAAACATCTCAATTGCTTGTTTTGCGTCTGCCATGTAAGAGTAATGCAAGTACTCAGCGTCTAGTAATTCATCGTTCATAGTTTACTTAGTCCTATTGGGTTTATGGGGAACTCTAACGTCCAGACTAGGGAGTCTAACAACTTAATCATAACTAGTCTCTATATAGTCAGCAAAATCTGTGCCAGTTTCTGCCGCTAAGTCTTCGCGGATAAGAACAGGGATGTCTTCTTGCACAGTTGAATAGCACTTTAGACACATATCAGTGTAGTCGTCAGTACTAATTGACTTCATGGTGGATTCCATAGGTGTTAGAATCACATTACAACAAATGCAGCGCATAGTGTAGTCCTTTGATGTATAGGTTTATTAAAAGCCCCTCGTAATGCTTGCTGCTACTACGAAGGCTACCAACATTATAACATAGGTTAAGATTATTTTCAAGATTTTACCTTGACAATTACAAAGATGTCGGGGTCGTTATTGAGGTCTAACCAATCGCGACACATCATACGTTCAAGACTGCGGTAGACAACAAGCCTACTCCAACGACATTGGATTTCATACATATCGCACACCTCCAGTAGTTACACTCAAAATAGTGGAACGGTTAATGGAGCGATACGCTTGTTTTTGCATATCGAATATAGTAATGTAGGTGTCGGGATTGAGCGTGCTCTTACCGCCTTTCAGATAAGACGTCACGCCTAAGCGCCCTACTATCTTGCGTGTCGTTCCATCCTTCTTCACGAAGTCGCACGCAACAATACGCCCACAGCTTTGCAGAATTAATTCATCTAACATATTATCTCCTCGTTAAAGGCAACAGCGCCCAGACAAGCCCACATGACATAGGCTTGGCTTGGTGTTGTTACAGTAGGGCGCTTATTAAGTACCAATTCAAATAGACCATTGTCGAAAATATACTCACGCCTGCCACAGCCATTGTGAATGCCAATAGGAGTAATAAACTGTTGATTGTGATTTTCATAATATGCTTTAAAAGTTGTCTTGTAGTTCGTCGGTTAAGTAGTCAACCACATGGTCGGCAAGTAGTTCTGATATGTCTTGTGTGCTTCCCACGATGTAAATACCCGATATATCTACCGCACCCCTGAACCCTATTTCATTCTCTGGCTGCTGCACGTCATAGAATATCTGGAAATCTACGCCCTCATAAGTTAGTATTGCTTTCATCATGTATCCTTTTATTTCACAAGTACGTCAAACCATTCGGCAAGTAACAAAACACCAAGCCCAATTATGAGTAAGTAAGCACAAGCATTTGTTATCCATATTATCATTTTCATTTTACAGCCTCAATAATTGTATCCGTTGTGTCGTGTGAGTAGCATAACTGGCAGTCGATACAGCGTTGACCCGTACAGTTTTGTGCTTCAACCATTTCACCCTTGCTTACGTTGTTGAAGCTGCGTTGAAAACCCTCAGGCGGTTTTGCTAGAACTTTATCAATAGTTGGGTTGCTATAGATAAGGATAAGATTGTCAGGCTTGGTCATAGTAGCTAAGACTTTTTTAACTATGTCTTTGCGCTTGGTCCAAAGGCTGAAAGTACAGCCAGCGTTCAAGGCTGCAATACGGAATAGGTTAACTAGGTGAGTTGTATTGACTAATTCACCATGAGCGCTAAACCTAAATATGCGCTCATTGATAAATGGAATCTCGCGATCAGTTAACTCACGTATGGGCAACAAGTCACTGTTGCGCTGTAATGCTGGCGCGGTATTCTTACGAAATGTTGATAACATATTGACGCTATAGCATTTGGTGCAAATGTTATCCGCTTTGCCACTTGAATTTTGCTTAATACAAAATGGGTTCGTCAGTGTGTTTGTACTGATAGCCCGCAAGCCTTTGAGCTTGCCTGACATAGTACTGATGTGTATTGTTTGTTGCATTCTAATTCCAATTCTAGGACAGTGGCAATATCGCCAAGGAAACCCCCACAGTTTGTAGGGGCTTCGTTGGTCACATTACTCTGCGGCGTTGATAACATACTTACGCATGCTTTGTGCTTCATCCCATGTCAATACGCCACATGCTATATAAGCCTCGCGCAGGGTATAGTATTTTGTTTCAGACCTCACATACTCCTCATGCCCTGTAGTGATGTCAGTATCAATATACATTGTCCAGTCTACTTGTGACTTTAACTTAGCTATAGTAAGATTGTTTATCGCTTGTTCTTTGGTGAGTGACATGGTGTGTATCCTTGGGTTGGTAGGCTTGCTGTCTTGCTTGCCATGTTATCTATTATATAGAATGTATTGCATGTCTGTGTAGACATATTATTTGTAGGGGTATTAAGTTGTGGTGTCAATACAACAGTTGTTCCACGTGAAACATAGGCTATATAGGGCTGCCGCATCACCTCATCCACCTACCACAACTCCAAAGACCATGTTAGGGGGAGGGCTATAAAGAGACGGGGGAGGGGTAACACGGTTATGCAGCGGTAAGAGTACCCGCCCAGATACAAAATAGTAGAAAAGACGGAACAGATACAAAATAGGGTCAATATAGGGTTTAATTAGGGACAGATCAGACAACCCCTATATAGACGGAGTAGGTTGATAACACACGATAAAACCCCTGCTGTGGATAACCTGTGAATAACTAGTATTGCTGAGGACTAACCTATCACCAGTCGAGATCGTTGACTAGTAAGTTGAGTTGTTGACGATTGCGTCTGGACGTTAGAGTCCCCCAAAAAACAAACTAAAAACTAAGGTGTCGCATAGGTGACGATATCGACCTCTACCTGTGGTAAATAAGCCACAGAAAAGTGAAGATAACGCTTGACATTTTAGCAAAAGTGTGGTATAATGTCTACTTAGAGTTTGTACTATATAGGTATGAAACTTTTAATTGGTTTCTTGGGGATCTCTAAAGTCAAACGACTTCATTGTGTATATAACCCCTAGAACCTCTATATAGACAACGAGTCCTCAAGTGGTTTAGGACTACCAAGACTATATAGTAACACAAAACACAAGGAACCAGAAATGGACAAACCTGCTAAGAGAGGCCCGGGTCGCCCTACTAAGAGCGAACTGGCGGAAGTTAAAAAAAGGTCAGTAGGTCGTCCTAAAGGGGATGCCGCCGCTATCGAAGAATTTAAAGCTAGGCTACTTGCATCACCTAAGAGCAAGCAGGTTATAGATGCAATCTTGAAAGCGGCATTGGACGATGAACATAAGAATCAATCAGCGGCATGGAAACTCCTCATCGACAGGATGTTACCAATGTCCTACTTCGAAAAAGATAAACTGGGTGGTAGTCGCCCTTCTGTTAACATCACCATCAGCGGTATTGGCGGCGCAGAACCCACCATTATATCAGATGACTACGAAGACGCAAACGACATCTCAGGTGAACGAGAGCAAGATTAGGAATATAATCAAAGCAACAATGTTACCTCACACAGCGGTGGTGGCATTGATGGCAAACATAGCGGTCGAAACCGGTAACACCTTTGATTATAAGATTAAGCAACGAGGCGCACGTAAACCAGCTCATGGGTTGTTACAGCTAGACCCTAAAGGCAAGTTGCCGGATTACATGTTATACCTGACAGCTAATGGTTACAAGGATAGCGCAGAGACTCAGATACGTTACTTTATGGATACCATCTACGGCAGCAACAAGGCTGAGATAGGGCATGGAGTGGCCTCTAAGCTACGCGCTATAATCGCCAGTGGAAGTCATATACAGATAACAGTAGCGTTGTCCGATATGTGGTTCAAGCCTAGTAAACCGCATCTCATTAGACGCTTGGCTCAGGCTAACATACGACACTCGTCTAATCAATCAGCGGCGGAAACCAAACGACTCAGGAGTTTCATATGATACCCTTATTAACTACGCTTGTACAGATAGGCGGTAATTGGCTAGATAACAAACAGAAGGTAGCTCAAGCCAAGACAGAGGCTGAGATTGTTACTATCAAAGCCACCGCCGACCGACAAGCATCAGCACAAGAACAGAACTACGATCTCGACCGCTTAGCAATGGAGAACATGTCGAAGAGCTGGAAGGATGAGGTTATTCTCATTGTGTTCCTAGCTCCTATGATTATGGCCTTTATACCCGGTTTAGAAAATTACGCGCTGGCGGGGTTTGGTGTTATGGATAAGATGCCGGAATGGTATCAGTATGTTATTATTGGCATGATCGTGGTTATCTACGGCTTGCGTGGCTTACTTGAGAAAGTGTTAGCCAAGAAGGGCTTTTAATGAAACTCAGCAACAACTTCAGTTTATCTGAATTTACAACGTCACCCACAGCAGAACGCTTAGGTATCGACAACACCCCCACTAAAGAAGTCACAGATAACCTACAGGAGCTTGTAACCTTTGTGTTGCAGCCTGTACGAGACCGCTTTGGCCCTATTACCATTTCCAGTGGCTACCGTAGTCCTGAGCTAAACAAAGCCATTGGCGGCTCTACTACGAGCGACCATTGCCTAGGATGTGCTGCCGACTTTGAAGTTCACTCGCAGGATAACAGAGTGATGGCTCAATGGATAGCACATAACCTAGACTTTAAGCAACTAATCTTAGAATTCTATCATGCTGGCGATATGCACAGCGGATGGATTCATTGCTCCTATAAGCAAGGTAGTAATAACAAACAAAAACTTAATGCACTAAAAGATGGTATTAAAACTATCTACACAGAAGGTAAATGGTAATGACTGAATTAGATAGATTTACTAAAATGATGAACGGGTTAGAGGGTAATCGTCCTGTTCCTTATACGTTAAAAGATAAAAAAAGTGGCATTACTATTGGTCGTGGTTTAGACTTAGGCCAACACAATGTTTCTGATTTAAAACGTATGGGCTTACCTCCTGAGCTTATCAAACGATTTGTAGACGCAGGGTTCTTAGGTAAACAAGGACAAGCTGCTCGCGACCACCTAAAAAAATCAGGTAAATTTATTCTGTCAGAACAAGAGATGCTTCAGCTTAACGGTAAGCTAATGACCTCAAAGATAGCAGATTTTAGCCGCGACTACGAAAATTACATGGGCGAGTCTGCATCTAAGTTGTCAGAAAACCAACGATTTGCTTTACAAAGTGCTCATTTTAATTTAGGCGAAAACTTATTTAAAGCAAAAGGTGGAGGTGTTACTGACCTCACAAAACAACTACGAGATAAAGACTTTAAGGCAGCAGCTTATAATCTAGCAAATTGGCACGGAGGTAACGCAACACAACCACTTAGCCGTAGAGCTGCTGAAGGTACTTTATTAGGTGGTTCAATAGGGTATGAGGACATGGAACCCCTTCGTAATGTTATAAGTAAACAAGGCGCTGTAAAGTTTATGGCTGACTGGGAAAAGAACGCCTCACCTGAATCAGGTGTTAATAACGCCGAAGACCCAGAAGCACAAGCCTTTGCCAATTCTTTTGAATTACCGCAACGTAAGTTTGACGTTAAACCTCAAAATACTTCACCACCTAGGGCTAATGATTATAGTGTTGAAGACCCTGAAGCATATCTATTTTCTAATCGCTCTGAAACCCCACAAACTAATTTTAATCGTACCATCCAACAACCTGAGCAGTTAAGCGAATTCAGTAGTGGTAAAATTACACGACCAGCGTTAAAACCTTTAGACCAAGGACGAATGGTTACAAGGAATCAAGTTACACCTGTAGTTATACCAGACCGTACAAGCCCAACACCTGCAAACGGAACGCCTACTAACATCTTGCGAGATAGTTATGGAAACGCTGTTCGATCTGGTACTGGTGATTTTATCTACACTGGTTTTGATAACCCCTTACTATAATACATGGCAGATTTAAACATCAATCTACTCCCTTGGCAGCAAAATGTCTGGAACGACCCTACTCGATTTAAGGTTGTTGCAGCAGGGCGGCGTACAGGAAAAAGCAGGTTTGCAGCATATAGGTTAATAGTTAGAGCGCTTGAAGCTACAAAAGGTCAAGTGTTCTACGTTGCTCCTACACAGGGTCAAGCTCGTGATATTATGTGGCAGTCTCTATTGGAGATTGGACATAGTGTTATTACAGGCGCGCACGTCAACAACCTTCAAATAAAACTTGTCAACGGTTCCTCAATCAGCTTGAAGGGCGCTGACCGGCCAGAGACAATGCGTGGTGTGTCTTTAGCTTTCCTTGTTATGGATGAATACGCCGACATGAAACCAGAGGTCTGGGAGCAAATCCTTCGACCTGCACTAGCCGACTTGAAAGGTGATGCACTCTTTATTGGTACGCCAATGGGACGTAATCACTTCTATGATTTGTATCAACATGGGTTATCTGGTGAAGATGACACATTTAAGTCCTTTCACTTTACCTCCTTTGATAACCCCCTCCTTGACCCTGACGAGATTAACGCTGCTAAGAAAAGCATGTCGTCATTCGCTTTCCGTCAAGAGTTTATGGCTTCCTTTGAGGCTGGCGGTGGTGAGTTGTTCAAAGAGAAGTGGATTAAGTTTGACGAAGAAGCACCTAAAGATGGCGACTACTACATAGCGGTTGACTTGGCTGGCTTTGAAGAAGAGGGCAGTAAGGGTGTTAAGAATAAGAGGTTAGACAGTACAGCTATTGCGATTGCTAAGGCAAACGAAAAAGGTTGGTATGTTGAGGACATCATTTACGGGCGCTGGGATGTAAAGGAGACAGCAAAGAAGATATTTGATGCTGTTAAGAAGTACGAACCTGTGGCAGTTGGCATAGAAAAGGGAATTGCGCGACAAGCTGTCATGCCCTATCTGTCCGACATTATGAAGAGGACACAGACATTCTTCAGAGTAGATGAGCTAAGTCACGGTAATAAGAAAAAGACAGATCGTATTGTTTGGTCGTTACAAGGTCGTTTTGAAAACGGAGCTATAACACTAAACAAAGGCGATTGGAACAATGAGTTCTTAGACCAGCTTTTTCAATTCCCTAACAGACAGGTACATGACGACTTGATTGACGCACTCTCTTACATCGAGCAATTGGCTAAAGTGTCATATGCTTTCGATTTTGAAGAAGATGATTACGAACCTATGGATGCCTTCTCAGGCTATTAAGGATAAACATGCCAAACGGACTATACGCAAATATCAACGCTAAACGCAATCGAATTGCAGACGGTAGTGGTGAAAAGATGAAGAAGCAGGGCGCTAAAGGTGCTCCTACAGATAAAGATTTTAAGAAAGCTGCTAAAACAGCTAAAAAGAAAAAATAGCATGGCTAAAGATTCTAAACTAACAAAACCAGAT